AGTTACCGATGCTCTGATTAAGGCTAAGGTTATGGAGTTGTTCTTGGACAAGTGTGAGTTCTTTCAGGTTGATAAGGTGGAGAAGGTATGAGTAAGGATATGGTAAGATGTGCAGAATGTAAAAAGCTTGGGCATCCATTAGAGATGGTGCATGTTTGGGTGAAAACATTATGCGGTAAGTGTGCAACTAAAAGATTAATGAATCAAAAAGGAATGGTCTAATGAGAACTAAGTTTGGAAAGTCTGTAAGTATTGATAATCCCTATGCTACTTTCAAGAATGATCGTATGGGTATGGAGTGGCGTGTGTTGAAGACCTATCAAAGTGTTGATAAGGAAAAACAAAATCCTTATGCACGTTGGTTTGTAGCTGCTAAATCGCCAATGACTTATGATAGCTGGGAGATGGGCGACACATATATGTGCGAAATACTACGCTACGGTTACTTAACACAGGCCACTGAAGAATGGGAGAAAGAGTATGCAGAACGTGATTGATGTTAGTAACCACATACTTAAATACTCACAGGTCTATACACTAGACCAGCCCGTAACAAACCTAGTACGCGAGGAAGCTCTGCTGCTATGTCTTAAACACGGCGAAGAGTTTGTGATTACTTTCATTGAAAACTATTTACAACTAGCTTATGAGGAGGCGAAATGATTGTTAATGCCAGGCACCCACGTACAGGTGCAGACAGGGTACTGAGTGTGCCTATTGACAGGAAGGAATATGATATGTATCTTACGTATCTGAGAACAGGGAAAGGTATGGTGCCTCCAGCACTAACGCCTGATCAACAGAGCTTTATTAAAACTGGACTAATGTTAAACGAGGACTAAGATGATCTATAGAAAGCGAGTACAAAAACGACGGTATGGTGTCAGCAGCGGACGTTCCTTTGTAGGCGTACACATGGGTAGACGTTCCTACTATGTGTCTAAGGGTAAGTTCCCTGTAAACATCAAAGATATTTGTGGTAACGTGGAGGTGCAACGTGGATAAAGAAAGTAACAATGAGTATTATTACTACAGCGGTGAGCAGAATGACATGGAAGAACTTGAACGCGCAGAGCTTATTGAAAGCACACTATCAGAACTAATTAATCCTGATCGTGAATCTGTGCTTGACTTTTATTCTGACCTATGCTAAAATCTTTTACAGTTTTTAAGGAGAAATAAATGAGTGCAGTAGACACAAGAGCAGAATTTTATTCTGATCTAGATGATCATTGGGCTAGGATATGGACACTTAACTTAGCTACTAAACAGCCTAGCAAAAGAATTAAAGATAGGTTTTTTAGTTTTGTTGTTGATAGATGTTCAGAGGTCGATTGTTGGAAGATCAATGAAGATATTATTGGTGAGTTGTTTAGTGAGTTCGTTGATGAATTGGGGGCTTGGTAATGAATACATTGTTACCCATGACAAACGAGCAGTACGCTAAGTTTAAGACATCAAGTTACATGGGCTTGTTATATCAAAACAAGTGCGCTATACTCGGTGTCCACGGTGACGAGGCGAAAGTCTTGGAAGTAGGGGAAGGTATCGACATTGATGTTCTGCATGATGTCTACTTTCCATTCATTGAAAGCTATGAGGAGAACGCTATATGCGAATGATTGACGGTATACCACAGGTTCTTGAAGGACTTGCATACTACCCACACGTTAAGGTTCCAGTACCTAACTATCAGCAGACAGCTAACGGGTATGAGATTAACCTTGCTGTGTCTGATGAACTATTCCAAAAGTTCAAGGATGCTGGGTTTAACGTGGGCTTGAAGGAAGCTGGTCGTGCTAAGTACACTGAAGATCCAGTGATCCACTTCTACCAATGGGAAATCAATGGTAAAGGTGAACCTAATCCTGCCCCTAAGCTCGTTGATACTGATAAGAACGAGGTAGATGTGCAGATTGGTAATGGTTCTAAGGTTGCTGTTCAATGGCGAGCAGCTACGTATGGCCCTAACAAGCAGTACAAACGTGCTATCTTGGAGGCTGTACAGATCTTAGAGCTTGAAGAGTACGGCGCTGCTGGTGGCGAAACTAAACTAGCATTTTAAAAGGAGGATAGATGTCAGAACAAGAAGAGCAGACTAGGACTGTTACCTTTCTACATGACGAGAAAACTTATGACGCTAATAAGTTTACCGACGATGGGAAGGTAGCTGTCATTAGGATAAGCCGCTTAGACGCAGAGATTAAAGCTCTGCTAGAGCAGGTTGATGATAAACGGGCGGCAGCGATGAGCTATCAAACAACCATAGTTTCACAGCTAACTGAGGATATGCTAGTCGATGAGGAGGCGGCTGAAGAACCTAACTCATCAGAAACTTAAAACTTAAAGGGGCTGTAAAGGCCCCTTATTTTTAGGAGGTTCGATGTCTTTTGTAGAAACACACAAAGACTGTCCAGCTTGTAACCACAGAAAATGCTTAGGTGTTAATGCAGATGGCAGCGCACATTGTTTTTCATGCGGTACATACATTAGAAATTATACGGGAGAAGCTATGGAAGCTGTTCCAAGGCTTGTTAAAGACAGCGTAACGATCAGAGAAGGAGGCTTTTACGCACTAAAGGATCGTGGAATTAGTCTAGCTACATCTAAAAAGTATGGCGTTAGATCCACACACAATAACAACGGAGACATTACACGACACTTCTATCCATACTACAACGGCTCTGAGGAAGTCGCCTACAAGACACGCATCGTAGATGGTAAAGGCTTTACTTCCGCTGGCCCTATCTCTGACTGTGGGTTATTTGGTCAACAGACTGTTGGTGATAAAGGCGGTAAGTACATTACGCTTACTGAAGGTGAGTGCGATGCGATGGCAGCATACGAGTTGCTAGGATCTAAGTGGCCTGTTGTCTCAGTAAAGAACGGCGCACAAGGCGCAGAGAAAGATGTAAAGAATCAGATAGAGTTCCTTGAAAGATTCGACAACATCATCATCTGCTTTGATGCTGATAAACCTGGACAAGAGGCGGCTAAGAAAGTAGCCAGACTGCTCAAGCCTAACAAGGCTAAGATCATGGTCATGCCTGATGGTCACAAAGATGCCAATGATATGCTGCGGCATAATCAGCATGGTGCCTATGTGAATGCTTGGTGGAACGCTAAGACCTATACACCTAGCGGAGTTATGAATGTTAGTCAGAACAAAGACAAGTTCCACAACAGGGTTAAGAAGAAGTCTATTCCATATCCTTGGGAAGGCTTGAACAAGAAGCTAGAAGGCTTGCGTCAGGGCGAGCTAGTACTACTTGCAGGTGGCACAGGCTTAGGTAAGTCTAGTGTTACACGCGAACTAGAACACTGGCTGATCCGTGAGACAGGTGACAACATAGGCATCGTAGCTCTTGAAGAAGATTGGACTAGGACTGTTGATGGTATCCTATCTATTGAAGCTAATGCTAAGTTACACATTGATCGGATACGTGAAGAACATTCTAAAGAAGAGCTAGACATTCTTTTTGATGATCTGTTTGTGGACAATAACAACAACGACAGGGTATGGATACACGCACACTTCGGCTCCAACGACATTGACGGTATCTTTTCAAAGCTACGGTACATGATTGTAGGATGCGAGTGTAAGTGGGTAGTAATAGATCACCTACACATGATGGTATCTGCTACACTTGAAGGCGATGAACGGCGCTCCATTGACTCCATTATGACTAGGCTACGTAGCCTCGCTGAAGAGACAGGAGCAGGGCTTATATTGGTATCACACCTTCGACGCATTGATGGTAACAAAGGCCATGAGAAGGGCGCAGAGACGGATCTGAGCCACCTTAGAGGCAGTCAGTCCATTGCACAGCTATCCGATTGCGTCATAACTCTTGAGCGTAATCAACAGGCTGATGATCCAGTGGTGGCTTCTACTACTCGTGTCCGTATCTTGAAGTCTAGATACACAGGCGATGTCGGTATCGCTACCTACCTTCAGTATGATAAGGATACTGGTAGGCTGAACGAGGTCGATGATACTGATATAACTTTTGAAGAAGAATCAGGGTTGGCTTTTGAATGAAGTTATTATTTGACATAGAAACTGATGGCTTAGATGCCACTAAGATATGGTGCCTAGTAGCACAAGAGGTGGATACAGGTCAGGTGTGGTCGTATGGCCCTGATGATATTGAGGAAGGTGTTAAGCTTTTGAATAATGCTGAGCAGCTTTCGGGACATAACATCATTGGCTTTGACATACCAGTGCTTGAGAAGCTGACATCTTTCAAACTAGGAAATCAAAAACTAATTGATACTCTTGTATATTCCAGGCTCTTTAATCCTGTACGTGAAGGCGGTCACAGCCTTGCAGTATGGGGAGCTAAACTAGGTCTGGCTAAGATTGAGTTTGAAGAGTTCGATGCCTATACAGAGGACATGCTTGAGTACTGTAAGCGTGATGTAGCAGTCAACGTCAAAGTATACAAAGCATTACAGAAAGAAGGCGTAGGGTTTAGCCCTGAGTGTATGGCGCTTGAAGAAGAGGTAGCCACTATACTCAAGAAGCAGGAGCAGCAAGGCTTTTACTTTGACGAGTACAAGGCAACGATGTTACTGGCCCTTATGCGTGAGAAGATGGCAGAGACAGAGGCTGAAGTATGTAAGGTGTTCAAACCTAAGATAGATGAACGTCTGATATATCGCAGGGAGAATGCTGGTGGTGCTGTTGCCAAGACAGGTAGCTGGGATACACCTTCAGGTAAAGGCGTCAGGCTTACGGATGAAGAGTACGAAACTCTTTCGCAACCTGCTGTATTCTCTACCACTAGAACTACAACTGTAGACTTCAACATAGGATCTAGGAAACAGGTTGGAGAATACTTAATAGAGTTTGGATGGAAGCCTACAGAGTTTACCGTTAATGGTAGACCAGTGGTTAACGAGAAAACTCTTTCTTCTATTGAAGGCATACCCGAAGCAGAACTAATCAAAGACTATCTGATGTACCAGAAACGTGAGGCACAGATAAAGTCTTGGATAGAATCTGTTAGAGAAGATGGTAGGGTTCATGGCTTTGTAATACCTAACGGTACTATAACGGGGCGCATGACTCATCGTGAACCTAACATGGCTCAAGTACCGAGTTCTAATTCACCATATGGAAAGGACTGTCGTGCTTGCTGGACTGTACCCAAGGGATACAAACTGGTAGGTATAGATGCTAGTGGCTTGGAACTTAGGATGCTCGCTCACTATATGGAAGACGAGGACTATACTAATGAAATCATTAACGGAGACATACACACCGCTAATCAAAAACTTGCAGGACTTGAATCAAGAAGTCAGGCGAAGACATTCATATATGCACTCCTATACGGAGCAGGAGATGAAAAGCTTGGAAGCGTGGCTGGAGGAGGCAGAGCAGTTGGTCAGGGACTTAGAAAATCTTTCTTTGATAATCTACCATCATTTACAGCTCTCAAAGATAAAGTTGCAAGAGCGGCAGCAAGAGGCTACCTAAAAGGTTTAGATGGTCGTAAGTTATTTGTACGCTCAGAACATTCAGCACTTAACACTTTACTACAAGGTGCTGGTGCTATTGTTATGAAGCAAGCCTTGGTGCTGTTCAACGATGAGCTTGAGAAGGAAGGCTTAGACGCTCACTTTGTATGTAATGTGCATGATGAGTGGCAGCTTGAGGTTCTTGAGAAAGACGCTGATCGTGTAGGTAAGATGGGTGTCGAAGCTATTAAAGATGCTGGTGATTATCTTTACCTTACTTGTCCACTAGACGGAGAATACAATGTCGGAAACAACTGGTCAGAGACACACTGATAGAATAAAACTAAAAAGTATCTGTAATGATGACGAGAGCATGGGATTTTATGCATCCTTTGAAGACGGTCTAAATATACAGTACGAACCCGCAGGAAGACTATCGCACTCTACAAAAAGAACTCTTTGGATAAACGCTGATCCTGCTGAAGTTGATATAGCTTTCTTTGATGCTCAGTTTGAGCAGGGGTTTAACACTCCAAATGAAACAGGAGTCTGGTTGTCTTATGGGAGCAGTAACTTACTGTACCATGAAGACGTAGTTAACACCGTCGATGTTTATGAGACTGATACTTATAATGAAGATGATCATTTAGGATGTCCTAATTGGCCTAACTGTAGAGAAGCGGGGTGTGGTGAATGGTGATGTCGGAAACAACTGATCAGAAACACATTGATAAAAACTGTAGAATGTGTGGCGTATCCTTGACAGACAAAAACTGGAAAAGAAGCTGGAAAATTTTAAACAGAACACAATGCAAAAGCTGCAATAAAGGACACGATGATAGATCCAACGGAAATAGAATGTGGGTAGATGGAAACTACATATCTAAAGATCACCCACTACATAAGCCAGGACGCTACAAAGGATTTACTGACGCAGCCTTTAGTTCTTTAGATAACTACGAGAAGAAAAAAGAAGGTCAGGTATACATTATACGAAACCCTGCCTTCCCTAGCTGGTGTAAAGTAGGCATGGCTGTAGACGCACAGGATAGACTAAAGCAGTATCAAACATCATCACCTTACAGGGACTACGAGTTAGTAAAAGCATACAACGCTGAGAACAGAAGAGAGGCTGAAGTACAGGCACATGCCCTACTTGAGAAGCATTACGCACGTAGAGGTGAGTGGTTTGTTTGTGATGCTAGTCTGGCTATTGTTAAACTAGATTCTTTATTTGAGGGGAAACAACTTGAACTCTTCTAAAAACTTAGACAGCTTAGTAGACGATATGTACTCTGCTGTCATCGAAGCTACTGACGGTAAAGAGTTGCCCGATGAAGCTGTAGAGGACTTTGGAGAGCGTATGAAGGACGTTCTTAGAAGCTGGACTCAGCCACACAAGCAGACTAAAGGGCTGCGTATGAGCAGTATAGGGCGTCCTGCTAGGCAGTTATGGTACGACTCTAAAGAAGTAGACGATAGGTACAAACCTAAAGCAGCCACACAGATTAAGTTCTTGTATGGGCATATCTTAGAAGAAGTACTGCTGATGCTGGTGAAGCTATCAGGCCACACCGTAACCGATGAGCAGAAAGAAGTAGTAGTTGATGACATCAAAGGCCACATGGACTGCAAGATAGACGGTGAAGTTATTGATGTTAAGACCGCATCTAACTTTGCCTTCAAGAAGTTCTCTGAAGGTACGCTCATAAACGACGATAGCTTTGGATACATGGCGCAGCTTGCAGGTTACGAGGCAGCAGAAGGTACAAGTGAAGGTGGTTTCTTAGCCATCAACAAGGAGTCAGGTGAATTAGCTCTGTTCAGACCTGGGACATTATCTAAACCTAATGTAAAAAAGAAAATAAAAGAGCTAAAAGAGGCTTTGACACTTGACAAACCTCCAAGCCATTGCTATACTCCTATACCTGAAGGTAAAAAAGGTAATGAAGTATTACCTAAAACCTGCGGATACTGCCCCCATAAAGAACAATGCTGGTCTGATTCTAATGATGGCTCTGGTCTAAGAGTCTTTAAATACTCAAACGGTTATAAGTACTTTACTAAAGTAGTATCTGAACCCAGAGTATTGGAGATTACATGAACAGAAAGATCATAAAAAGAATAAACAGACATGCAGACTTCCTGCTACTAGAGTGGTTAAAGACACTCATATCTGATAAAGACTACGAAAAAGTATCATTGAAAAACATGTACTCTTTCCTGCCAGACGTTAACTATTTCCATGCTAATGGCTGTTTGAGGTTAAGCTTCTATAGCCCTAAGTGGACTAGAAAAAGTATCAAGAAACTTGTAAGTCTTGGCCGCAGTGTCGAAGATATAACTATGAAAGATCTAGAAGACTTAGCCAAAAAGAAAGGGAGTGTTGAAGATTAGTACAAAGAAACGTGTGGTCAGTGGGCGCAGAAAACCTAGAGTACCTAGACCTAAGAAAGTAGTTACGGCAGATAACCATAAGTACGACTCTATATGGGAAGCTGTACTGCACGAATCTATACTGAAAGATTGGGATCATCATGTTGATAACATTAAGTATGTAGTCGAACACAAGTATGAGCCAGACTTCGTTAGAAAGATAGGACGTAAAAAAATACTACTTGAATCTAAAGGACGGTTCTGGGACTTTGCTGAGTACAACAAATACGTATGGGTTAAAAAGAACTTACCTAAAAATACTGAACTTGTGTTCTTGTTTGCTAATCCTTCAGCGCCTATGCCTGGTGCTAAGCGGCGTAAAGATGGGACTAAAAGATCTCATGCAGAATGGGCAAACGCTAATGGTTTCAGATGGTTCAGCGAAGACACTATTCCAGATGAGTGGATTGATGCTTCTGCTAGAAGCACTGAAGAATTTAAAAAACGTACTGATAAGATAAACTTGGAGATGCAATGAGTATTGATGACGCAACACCAGAAGAATGGGACAAAGTTAAACTTAATACTGTTATAGCTGATGCTTGGAATAAAGCAGAAGAATGGGAAGGCACTAATGACCATCCTGTATTCGGAGGCAACGATATGGTTAACAACCCAGAGCATTATAACAACGGTGACATTGAGTGCATTGACGCAATACAGGCTATGCTCACCCCTGATGAGTTTATAGGTTACTTACGAGGTAACTCTTTGAAGTACCGCTGGAGATTCAGATACAAGAAAAAGCCCATAGAAGATCTGCGCAAAGCTCGTTGGTACGAAGAGCGTTTGCTCAAGTTCTTGATGGAGAATCAGGATGTCTTGGGATAGGAAAGCAGAGCGGGTTGAAAAATTTAACAAACGAAAGAAGTCAAAGAACAAAGCACGTACCAGAGGGTACAGACAGTCGCAGTTAAGAGAGAAGGATGACGTTGATGACATTAAAAACTGGGAAGATGAATTATTTAGGCATAGAGATAGACTATGATAAAGAAGAATTACTCAATGAGTTCTCTTTAGAAACTTTAAAAGACAGATACTTTTGGGAAGATGAAACACATGCTCAAGAAGCTTTCGCACGGGCTGCTGTATACAGTTCTACTTATCAAGGACATACTGACTTCGATCTTGCACAGCGACTTTACAATTACGCAAGTTCTAATTGGTTCATGTTTAGCACTCCTATCCTTAGTAACGGGGGAACCAAACGTGGTTTACCTATCTCTTGCTTTCTTAATTATGTTCCTGATTCAAGGCGTGGTCTATCTGATCACTATGATGAGAACATATGGTTGGCTAGTTCAGGTGGAGGCTTGGGTGGATATTGGGGTGATGTTAGGAGTAATGGGGTATCTACTGCTAACGGTAGTGAGTCTACTGGTAGCATACCATTCATGCATGTCGTAGACAGTCAGATGCTTGCCTTTAATCAAGGCGTTACTAGGAGAGGATCTTATGCAGCGTATATGGACATTAGCCATCCAGAGATTGAAGAGTTTATTGCAATGCGAAAAACTACTGGTGGCGATCTCAATCGTAAGTGCCTTAACCTGCATAACGGTGTCAATGTATCTGATGATTTTCTTTACTCTGTCCAGCACGACCTCCCTTGGCGGCTGATTGATCCTAAATCAAAGCAAGCAGTAAAGACTGTAGCAGCACGTGACTTATGGTGGCAGCTAATACACACCAGAGCAGAAACAGGTGAGCCATATATTGTTAATCTTGACCGCTGTAACGAGGCCCTACCGAAACAGCAGAAAGACTTAGGACTTAAAGTACGTCAAAGCAATCTATGTTCTGAGATTACCTTACCTACTAGCGAAGACCGCACAGCAGTTTGCTGCCTGTCCAGTGTTAACCTAGAATACTTTGACGAATGGAAAGACGATGAGTTATTCATCAGTGACCTAGTTACCATGTTGGATAACACACTAGAACACTTTATAGATAATGCTGTTAATGAGTATCCTTGGTCGGAGCCTGACACATTAAAGGAGTTTATGGATTATGTGGAATACCCAGATAAAACAGGCTTTGCAAAAGCCGCTTATAGTGCATATAGAGAACGGGCGATTGGCCTTGGTGCGATGGGCTTTCATTCTTATCTTCAACGTAATGGAATCCCTTTTGAAGGAATGTACGCTTCCAGCTTTAACAATAGAGCCTTTAAACACATCAAGGAAAGAGCTACTGAAGCTAGTGTACAGTTGGCTGGATCTAGGGGCGAGGCTCCTGATATGGCTGGTAGTGGTCTTCGTAACTCACATCTGCTTGCTATTGCTCCTAACGCCAGCAGCAGCATTATATGTGGTGGAACGAGTCCTAGTATTGAGCCTACGAGGGCTAACGTATTTACGCACAAGACTTTAACTGGATCTTTTAAAGTAAAGAACAAGTACTTGGAGAAGTTACTGGATGAGAAGGGGATCAATACAGATAAAACGTGGAAAGATATTGCTGCTGCTGAAGGCTCTGTTGAAGGCTTGGAGGCGCTATCTGAGGAAGAAAAAGAAGTATTCAAAACCGCACCTGAGATCAATCAAATCTGGATCGTTGAACATGCGTACCAGAGACAGAAGTATGTATGCCAAGCTCAGTCAGTAAACTTATTCTTCATACCACCACCAGCTACAGCAGACCAGGAGGTACACGATGAGTATCTGGAATATATTAATAGCGTACATTGGGCAGGAGCTAACAAACTCAAATCTATGTATTACCTCCGCTCTAATGCAGCTAGAAATACAGAGAATGTTAACGTCAAAATACCAAGAATTAACTTAGAAGAAGGGGAGTGCCTAAGCTGTGAAGGTTAAATTATTATTTTTACTATTGTTACTCCCTGCTTGTACCACAGACGGAACACAGCGCAGTAAATGGGACTACTATAAACCTAAGAATACAAAGTGTCCTGACAACTACATTCCTATATGTAGGCAATATGGGTCTCATCTAATTTGTGAATGTAGAGACAGAGCGTATGCCTAAACATCCAATAGAAGACTGTCAGTATTATATCTGGGAAGAGGATAGATTTGCCTCTTATGCGGTGTTTAAAGAGTTTTACGCCGCAAAAGATGCGGAGAATACTAAGTTTAAAAACTTCTGTATCCAAGAGTGGGCTGAGTACGCAATGAATTATAACAAAGAAGACAAGCTTAGCTATGCAGTGTGGCTTGCTAAGAATGAAAAGGAGCTACGAGAAAAATATGGAAGATCATAAGATAAAAGCATTGAAAGGTATGTACAAAGCTCAGATTATGTGGGCTGGCTCAGAGCTTAAAAACTACCTTGAGAACCCAGTAGCCGTAGGCGAGCATACAATGCTTGATACTATGGATGAGCTAGTAGGCAAGATAGCTGAAGCAGAAGATAAATTAGTTGTACTGGAGACTTTCTTTAATGAATAAAACAATGGTAGATTTAGTAACTCTTTGGAGCTACGACAAAGGTATTATTAATAACAGTACACCACTTGCACAGTTTGCAAAGCTTGTATCAGAAATAGGAGAGCTTGGAGATAACATTGCTAAGCAGCGAGATGTTGCAGATGATATAGGCGACTGCCTTGTGGTGTTAAACACACTAGCAGTTATGCACGACACAGACCTAGACCAGTGTTTACGTGTAGCTTACTTAGACATTAAAGATCGTAAAGGCCATATGAACAGTAACGGCGTTTTTATAAAAGAAGGAGATGTGGCTTGAAATATTTACCTGAAATAGTTGTTAAAAAAATTACAGAGAATGAAGACGGTTCTGCCGATGTTGAATTAGACTTAGATCCTGCGGCAGTAAAATTATTACTTGATATAGGCTTTACTCAGTTATTAGCAGAACATATAGAAAGTACAGAGGAAAAAGAAGCATGAGCCTGTTAGATACTAGAGATTACTACAAACCTTTTGACCATCCTTGGATGTTTGACTACTACTCACAGC